TCTGCTACGGCGCTGGCTGTTTATGAGGCCAATTACGTAGCTAAGCTCTATGGAGCAAAAATTAATAAGCCTGATGGGGAAAAACTATTCTTATCCGCTAAAAAAGTTCCGTTGGCAGGTGGCGCTCTTGTCGATGATCTGCTTTCAAGAATTGCTGAAAATGCCCGTCAAAAGGTTGAGTATGCAATTCGAGATGGTATTAATTCAGGCAAAACTAACCAAGAAATTGTTCAGCGTATTCGCGGAACCAAGCGCCTTAATTATGAGGATGGGCTTTTAAGTAGCTCTAAGACGGATATTGAACGTACCGTAAGAACAGTTCGTAGTCATGTTGCTAATCAAACGTATTTAGATACTTTCAAACAGTTAGGTTTTGAGTATGTTCGTTTTATTAGTGTATTGGATGGAAGAACATCTAAGCTTTGTGCTCATTTAGACGGTACTGTCTGGAGGATTGATGATCCGGCAAAACGTGTACCGCCGTTGCATCCTAATTGTCGCAGCGAACTAGTACCAGTTAAAAAAGATGGTCAACTTGTTGGCGAACGGCCATTTGTAATGGACGAACGTAGAGTTAAAGACATCCCCAAAGAAGAGCGAAGCCAGTTAATAGGACAGTTAGATGCAAACACCACATTCAAAGAGTTCTTTAAGAAGACAGACGATTTCTTTCAAAGAGAATGGTTAGGACCAAAGCGCTACAAGCTTTATAAAGAAGGAAAGTTTGATTTTGAAAAGTTCTTCGATCCTGAAGGACGATTGTACACATTAGACCAACTTCGTAAGTTGGATGAGCAAACCTTTAAGGAGTTGGGCTTATGAGTGAGTCAAGACATTTAGTGCTAAAGCGTCACCCTACTTTGAAAGGTTATCTGGTTATTTGTGATGAAGAAACTGGACAGCCACTAGCTGGACAAAGAGCAGTACAGATGAATTCTGATGCCTTAAATGGACCCGCAACAATTACTGTAACTTTTGAAGCATATGGTGCTCATGGTGTTCGCTTAGTGAGTGATGAACAAAGGCCGGCTCAAACAAAGTAAACGTAGCTAAAGGTACTACAAATGCCTGAAAAGCAAATCAATATGTCAGATGCTCAATATATTCTGAGCACAAAATGAATTCTGGTGCCATTTCTTCAAATTAAGGTTTCAAGCCATGGCAATTTATGGTTTTACTTTTGAAAGATTAAAAGCAATTGCACTCATCAAATAGAACTTAATTTTTAACCATAGCACCTTCGGGTGCTTTTTTTGCGAGAAGAAAATGCCAAGCCCTATTATCCAATATTTCCAATATGAACATTTACCTGAACATTTGCAGCAAGTTAGTAAGCCAATTGGTGATTTAGCTCGGCAAATGGATGAGCAACTTCCTGACGGGCCTGAAAAATCCACAGGATTAAGAAAGCTACTTGAAGCAAAAGATGCATTTGTACGCCAAGCTTTAAGTAAATAATCATTTATAGAAATGAAGCGTCCTAAAGGGCGCTTTTTTATTGCCTGCCGAAAGCGGATGCTAACGGCGAATCCGGGCGGATGCCCATTTTGTATATATAGGTTGGATGACCAATGAAACTTAAAACAGTAACAATCGACGGTAAAGTTTATGCGGAAGTAGACGGTGATAAGCCGATCTATATTCATGATGACGGCAAAGAAATGCCACATGATGCACCACACTCGGTAGCAACAATTGCACGCTTAAACAATGAAGCTAAAACACATCGTGAAGCCAAAGAAGCAGCCGAAAAAGCATTAAAAGCTTTTGAAGGAATTGAAGACCCAGCGGCAGCTAAAAAGGCATTACAAACAATCCAAAATCTCGACGATAAAAAGCTGGTGGATGCTGGTGAAGTTGAGAAAGTGAAAGCTGAAGCTATCAAAGCAGTTGAAGAAAAATATGCTCCGATTGTTGAGCAACGTGATGCTCTAGAAGCCTCTTTGCACAAAGAACTAATTGGCGGTGGTTTTGCTCGTTCTAAGTACATTCAAGACAACATTGCAGTACCTGTGGATATGGTGCAAGCGACCTTTGGTCATCACTTTAAAATCGAAGAGGGCAAGGTGGTTGCATACGATCCGAACGGCGAAAAGATTTATTCACGTGTCCGCCCGGGTGAACTTGCAAATGTTGATGAAGCTTTAGAGTCATTGGTTGGTGGATACCAGCATAAAGACTTGATTCTTAAAGGTGGTAAAGGAACTGGTGGCGGTTTTCAAGGTGGGGGCAAAGGTGGAGCACCTACCGGAATGAAACGCAGCGAAATGTCTGTTTCTCAGAAAGCTGACTACATCAAAGAACATGGCAATGATGCCTTCCTAAAACTACCGAACTAATCATTAAAAATTTGGAGATAAGTAGTTATGACTACGACAGTTAATTCCGACATGATCATCTACAACCAACTGGCCCAAACAGCGTATTTAGAACGATTACAAGACAATTTGAATGTCTTTAATGAAGCTTCCAATGGTGCGATTATTTATCGTAATGAAATCATTCAAGGTGACTTCAATAAAAATGCATTCTACAAAGTTGGTGGCAGCATTAAACATCGCGATGTGAACTCCAATGCAAAAGTAACTCCGGAAAAAATCGGTGCAGGTGAGTCGGTAGGTGTAAAAGTTCCATATAAATATGGTCCTTATGCATCTACTGAAGAGGCATTTAAACGCCGTGCTCGTACACCAGAAGAATTTGCTATGGTTGTTGGTTACGATCTTGCTGATGCATTGGTTGCAGGCCGTTTAGAGTACAGTTTAGCTTCTTTAAAAGCGGCCATTTCTAGCAATCCGGACATGGTTGCAAAAGGTAGTATCGTAGTTGATGGCCGCAAAGCATTAACTCGTGGTATGCGTAAGTTTGGTGATAAGTTTGGCCGTATTGGTTTATGGGTGATGAACTCAGATACATATTTCGATATTGTCGATGATGCAATCACTAAGCAAATTTATGGTGAATCTGAAATCGTTATCTATGGTGGTTTACCCGGTACATTAGGTAAGCCAGTCTTGGTGACGGATGCTGTAGGGGAAAACGATGCTTTTGGCTTGCAGTATGGTGCTGTAACTGTAACTGAATCACAAGTACCGGGCTTTCGAGCTTATGACATCAATGATGAAGAAAACTTAGCAATCGGTATGCGTGCTGAAGGTGCATTTAACTTAGATATTCTGTAAGCATCCGCTGAACGCCATCGCCAAGTTTTAACGGGGTTCAGGTTTCCAGCGGTGAGGTAGTAATTCTTCTATTTGGGGCACTTTATGTGTTGGCAACCTTTTCAGCACATCACTTAAATAGGCATACGGATCCAAGCCATTCAGCTTTGCTGACTGGATTAAAGTCATGATATTGGCAGCTCGTTGACCACTGCGCAGCGAACCTGCAAATAGCCAGTTCTTACGCCCCAAGGCCCAGGGACGCATTTGGTTCTCTATCCAATTATTGTCAATGGGTAGATTGCCATCATCCAGATAGCGGCTTAAAGCAGTCCAACGTTTTAGGCTGTAATTGATCGCCCGGGCGGTTGGAGAACTCGATGGCACCGTCAGCTGATGTTGGTTGAGCCATTCATATAGTTGTTGCATGACCGGTTGACTATGCTGTTGTCGGTATTCGCAGCGGTCTTCCGCTGTACCATCCGTCTTTTTTCTTAATTCTGCTTCTATCGCATATAATTTCTGAATCAGCACTAATGCCTGTTCAGCGACCTGACTTTTCTTGGTCACATGTAGTTCATGGAATTTACGACGTGCATGTGCCATGCAGCCCACCTCAATGACCTGACCTGATCTAAAGCGTGCTTTATAACCACTGTAATCATCACAGACCAAATGACCCTGCCAGCCTTTCAGGAAGTCTTCAGCATGCTGGCCAGAACGGCTATCTTGAAAGTCATAGATCACTGCCTGAACTGGATTGTACTGTGTGCTGGCATAGGCCCAGACATAACCTTTTTTGGGCTTTTTCTCATTTTCACCCATCTGCATGACCGTCACCGGTGTTTCATCTGCATGGATCACCTGCTGTTGCAGTACCACCTGTTTTAAGGCATTGGCCAGAGGTTCCAGTTCCACCCCACAGCGGCCAATCCAGTCAGATAACGTTGATCTAGACAGATCAACACCTGCGCGTAGAAAGATTTGACGTTGACGGTACAAAGGCAAATGATCGGCATACTTTGACACCAGCACATGGCTAAGCAATTCAGGTGAAGCAATGCCTTTATCAATCACATAGGCTGGCATCGCTTGCTGAGTCAGAGTGTCACACTGATCACAGACCCATTTACCACGCACATGCTGTTCCTTATAGAACTGTGCCGGTCTGAAATTCAGTTTTTCACTGACATCTTCACCGATACGACGCAAGGTACAGCCACAAGCACATTGGGTTGATGCAGGTTCATGCTCAATACGGAGGGTGTGTAGATGATCTGGCAACAGCCGACGTTTAGGTTTGTTGACTGGGGCTTTCTGTGCAGCTGCATTGGTTTTATCTGCATTCAGTCGTTCCAGTTCCAGATCAACCGCTGCAATATCTTCTTCAACCGCTTCATCCCAGAGATGGATTTGTTTTGCGGTTAGATGTTCGTTTTTACTGCCGAATTTATGCTGTTTAAATAGTGCAAGCTCATGCTCGTATTTTTGATTGAGAATAGAAAGATGTTGAACTTTAGAATCTAATTGCTGATTGGTGACTTCAAGATGTTGAACTCTGGCATCTAATTGCTGATTTGATTGTTCCAGTTGTTGTTTAGATTGTGCCAGAGACTGATGCTGCATCGCCAACTGTCTGGTAAATTCCAGCAGTTGTTCATGGGTCAGTTGGCTTAAATCAGGCAGCGTATTCATGACCGCAGTATGCCTGAGGTCATGATGCAGAGGAAATAGAACGTTTGGAGAATAGCAGAATGGATGAACCTGGTTTAGAGCATTGTTACCACTTGCTGCAGTCCGATTCTTTGCCAGGGCAAACCCTGGATCAGTGCCTGTAACTGCTCCGGGCTGATCGCCATACTTTCACCCTGGTGAACTTTAGCCCAGTGGAATTTCCCCTGTTCCAGCCGCCGGGCACACAGCCAGATACCCAGTCCATCATGCACCAGCACTTTCATACGATGGC